ACAAGAAACGGACAGACTGCAACAGCAGTCACAGTTGATGAGTTTGGTAACCCAAGAGATCATGGATTCTCTGTTGGTGTTAACATTAACATTAGTGGTGTTTCTGGTTCATCAGGTCCTCAGTCAGAGGCAGACGCAGGTCTTTACAATGGTTCATTCACTGTTACATCTGCATCTGGTAATACATTTACCTATCAGATGTCAGGAGAACCCTCTGGTAACGCACTAGGTTCAAACATTACGGTTAAGACTGAGATTGATACTGTTGACTCAGCATCACCATACGCATTCAACCTATCACTAAGAAGTGTGTGGGGTATGAACGGTATGCATGCGAACGGTGCAAAAGCAACTGGTTTCAAATCAATGGTTGTGGCACAGTTTACTGGACTGTCACTACAGAAAGATGATAGAGCATTCGTAAGATATAATCAGTCAACTGGTAGTTATGATGTAGCAACAGCAGGAGATGGTGCACACTTAGATGGTTTTGCTGAATATAGAAAAGGATGGGGTCATGAACACATCAAGTGTAGTAACGACTCATTCATACAGGCGGTTTCCGTGTTTGCTGTGGGATATCAAGGTCACTTCACTGCACTAAGCGGTGGTGACATGTCAATCACCAACTCTAACTCTAACTTTGGTAACACTGCTCTTAGATCAGCAGGATTCAAAGCAAAATCATTCTCGAAAGATAAAGCAGGAGCTATAACTCACATCATTCCACCAAAAGCATTGAATGTTATTGCTACAACTATTGCTGCAGGTGGTACATCTGGTAGTCAAACCATCACACTAGCAAATGACGGGTCAGTCAACGGGGTCATCCAAGGTATGACTGTAACTGGATCAGGTGTTGCTGCAGGTACGACTGTAGGGTCAGTCAATACAAACACTAGAGCAGTCACATTATCTGCTGCACTTACAGGAGCAGCAACTAACATAGTATTTGGTGAAGAAACATCTGTAAACTGGGTGAACATTGATATACAAAGAACTAAAACAATCAACTCATCACTTGCAGGACAAGGACAAACTCCAGGATCTAGACTATACCTATATGGTTATACAACTGAAGCATCACCACCAACTACAAGAGTACAGGGTTTTACAATCGGTGCTAGACAAGATGGTACAGGTGCTAGTGCAGTTCCAGATAAGATAAACTGTTTACTTGTTGCTAACGGAGCTACTGCTGCAACTACACAGGCAGCGTCTATATCACCATACGGACCTAGTGTATCAGGTAAGGCAGCAGGTGAATCAGGATCACCGATCCAATATGATAGCACAACTTATACAATCAATGGTGTAGCAGGACAAGTTGGTGGTTGGTATCTATCAGTTATGCCAGACTCAACAGGAGTTAATGCTAACGAAATCTATGTAACTTTATCATCTAATACACAATATAATAACGTAAACTTTACACCAAGTACATTTATTAAGAGGATTCCTGACCCAAGAGACTTACAAGATAGAACTTATCGTGTAAGACTTGTGATTGACAAGGATAAAACTAATCCTCTACCTAGAGACCCTATCTCTGGTTTCGTATTACAACCTCTGAATAGTGACACTACATCATATAACTTGACTAAGTGTTTCTACATCTATGATATTGAAATAGTTCAAGCATTTGAAAGAGGTGTTAATGATGGAATATATTATCTAACATTATTATGTGGATCTATCTCACCTTCAACATCTAACTTTAATGACAGGAAGTTCTCACAGAATGTTAATGAAGTTTATCCTACATTTGATAGAGATAATCCAGTTGCTGACCCTGATGCTGCGGTATCTGTTGCTGATAACGTTACTATCGGTCTAGTCAATGCAACTGATGGAGCAGTACCTCCTGCTAAAGATCCCAAGAGATCTATCACTAAAGAAGGTATTGTATTCTTACTAACAGACACAGGTTGGACACAACCAGGTACAACACCAAACTATGACTCAGGAAACGCACTTCTCTCGAATGTGCAACTTACTGCACGAGCTGGCGATGAGGAAACCAGAAAAATCAAGATTCGAGAAAATAACGACGGAACTGTCGCACCGATCAACGTCGAGTTCAGACGTCACTCTATCCTCAGATCAGGTAATCACACATTTGAATACCTTGGTTTCGGACCTGGAAACTATAGTACAGCGTTCCCGCAAACCCAAGTTGAGACACTAACTCAAGAACAGATTAGATTCTCACAGTCCATTAAAGAAGAAGGAGGAGTTTCATTCTACTCTGGACTTAACTCTAACGGTGACCTATTCATTGGTAACCAAGTTATCAACCCTGTTACAGGTCAGATTACTAACGAAGACATCGCACAGTTAAACGTTGTTGGAGAAGAAAGCACAACGATTCAGACATTCTCTGAGTTGGTGCTGACTGACAAACTGACTGTAATCGGTGGAGCATCTAACCAGTTAGAATCTATCTTTGCAGGTCCTGTTACATTCCAAGGTTTAACAACCTTTACTAACAACCTTCAAGCAAGGAAGATCTCTTACTATAACCAAGATGGTACAGTTATCAAACAAACTCTACTTGCACCTGCTGATGCTAGTGGACAACCAGACTTCTCCAATATCACAGGATACGATACACCTGCTGATGGTGACCTTGTTTATAATATTAACTGGACGCCTGGGAAATCTCTTGGTTGGATATACTACAATGGAGCATGGTCAGAGTTTGGTCTCACAAATACTGGTGAAATCAATATTGATACTTTCTCTGGCACTGAACATATTGGTATTGGTACTGCTGCTGTATCTGGATTCAGAGTTGGAATACTAGGTAATGCTAAAGTTGATGGAGACTTAGTTGTTACTGGTAGAGGTGGTGTTGGTGCTGACAAGTATATTACTAAATCATATACAGGAGACGGTACTACTCTAACGTTTGCTGTAACTACATATAGTGGAGGCATCAAACACTCTGATGATTCACTCTTAGTATTCCTCAATGGTGTAGCACAGATTGCAGGAACTAACTACACAGTTGACTCAAACGGTGCAAACGTTGTATTCTCATCAGGAGATGCACCTTTAGCATCTGATACTGTTCACATTCTAGAACTACCTATCTAACATGGCAATTTCAAGAGTAAGTGGTAATCAGATTGCCACTACAACACAAGCGATCATAACAACCTTAAGTTTCTTAAATACTAACTCAGTGTTTAGGTTACCAGCTGGTACTCAGGCACAAAGACCTACTGGTGTGTCAGTTGGTACATTGAGATTTAATACTACAATAGACCAAGCAGAGATATACAAAGCAGATGATGGCACAGGAAGTCCTGGTTGGACACCTGTTGCAGGAGGAGGACCTGCTATCGGAACTGATAGTATTGTAAGAACAAATAATAATGTAATCGCAGAAAATATTACAGTCGGACCAAGTGCAAACAACGGTGCTGAGTTTACCAACGGAATGAGTGCAGGTCCCATATCCATAAACTCTGGTTTTTCTGTTACAGTGGAATCAGGTGCTGCATGGAGTGTTAGATGAAGTTACGAGTACAAACTATACAAGGTCTTACACCTAACTTCACTGTTACCGTTAATGATAAGAGTGACTTAGCATTTAAAGGTGGAGCAGAGCTCAGGGTTACAGGTAGTCAAAGTGCTTTACCTCTACCATATGGTACAACTAATGCATTTAATGCTAGACAAGTAACTCATTCACCAAGAAGAGGATATGAAAACGGAGAAATAAGATATAACTTAACAACACAAAAGTTAGAAGTATTTAATAACGGTGTCTGGGCAGGCTAAACTGATTGTTGAGGATGGTGATACACCTGACTTGACATTATATCAAAAAAGGATTAAAATATGTAATGAGTGTGAGTACAAATCTCCTATTGGGATCTGCACTAAATGTAACTGTGTACTTGCAGTGAAGGCACGCTTTCCAATATTCAACTGCCCGATCAATAAATGGTAATGAGTCCCTTTGCAGGTGGTGAACCTGTAATAACAAAATCTATACATCATGATAATTTTATATCTGAGTTTGAGACTAACTTAGATTGTACAGATATAATAGAATACTATAAGTTCATATCAGAGAATGGTTTGACAATCAAGAGACATTCAGAGAAAGGTGCTGCTGATTCTCAAATCTTTATGCATGAACTTCCAGTAGAATATTTCCATGATAATCTATCAAGAAGTATATTCAGACGTTGGAACTATCTTACAGATCAGGCACTAAGAGAGTATGTACTAAAGTATGACATCTTAGTTGGTCGTAGGTTTCAACATACTATGGCAAAGATACAAAAGACAGAACCAGGACAGGGTTATCACGCATGGCATTATGAAAGTACACCATCAGCACCATATCGTAAGTTAGCAACTATGATCTATCTTAATGATGGATTTGAGGGTGGTGAAACAGAATTTTTATATCAACATTTTAGAGTCACCCCAAAGGCAGGTAAGTTCGTAATATTTCCATGTGATTGGGCATGGACACACAGAGGTAATCCGCCCCTAAATAATGATAAGTATATTGTTACTGCATGGGTAGAAGAATATCCAACGCCAGGACAATAAATAGAAATACTATAACCTGTTTAAATGAGTAAACTCACCGTAGCAAGTATCGGTGGTATACCTGCATCACTTAATCAATCAACAGTTCCAACTGGTCATACGTTACAGATAAATGGTAATGTTTATCATGATGGTACTGGTGCTTTGCGTTTACCTACAGGGACAACTGGGCAAAGACCTTCATCACCTGCACCAGGTTACATAAGATGGAATACATCATTAAACGCAGTAGAAGTTTGGAATAACGCTACATGGATACAATATTATGGAGAGAATGGTACATCTAACGCACCATTTACATCAATGGCAAACTTATCAAGTAATGATCCTGGTTCTGGTTATTGGTATGTAAGATTTGATGGCACTAATACAGAAGAAGTTTATGCATATAAAGACCCTAATGGTAAGTATTGGGTCATGGTTGCATCTATTACAGACAATACTTCACATGGAAGTTACACAGGTGGTTCGGATCACTGGTATGGTAACTGGACAACTACATCAACTACTGGTAATGCTAGAGCTGCAATGGGATCTGATTTTAAATCAAATCACTATAGAGGATGGACAGCAGATGATGTATTGATTATGCAAGGATTTACTTCATCTGGAACTCCCTATGATCAATCTACCGAGGTAGCATACATATCTGGTTGCTTTACTAATAGAGGTGGCAACATGTATGAAATGTTCCGTAACCATATCTCTCTTGATAATCATAGTAATATTGGTGGTACTGAGATCGGTGGTATGACATTCTTCAAAGGATCTGCACAGGCATCAGATAATAGATATAGAGGTAGTAGTGCAGGTGAACTAGATCCAAATAATACTTGGCATTTATCACCCGCAAACTGTGAAAACTACACTTTTAGTATGATTAATGCTTTAGGTTGTTCGTCTAATGGTTGTAATGTTGAACACCATGCATGGGTAGTAGGTTGCTCATCTAATGGTTGTAACGTTGAACACCATGCATGGGTAGGACAGACTGGTAATAACTATTCAAATCAAAACTTCCCAGAACCTAACTGGTCTGGTAGTTGGGGAATAAATAATCCTGGCTCCGAAAACCATATGTACTGGTTATTCTTTTACGCATAAGACATGAGTACTCTAAACGTCAATGAACTAAATGCACCCGCAGATCACGATTTTGAGATAAAATTTGATGATGGAGAGTCTTTATTAGTTGCAGGAACTTGTAACTTACATCCTCTATCTCATTTTAAGTTACCTGTAGGAACTACAGCACAAAGACCTGCATCGCCCTCTGTTGGAATGATAAGATTCAACTCAGAACTGGTGCAAGTAGAAGTTTGGAGTGGTAGTTCATGGTTACAAATAATCAAAGCATCAACAGGTGGTAATGATGGTGGTACTCCTGCTTCTGCAGCATCGAGTGTTCAAGAGCTCATGGATGCAGGTGTTGCTGCAGATGGTAACTATTATATGAATCTAGATGGTACGACCCGTAGATACTTCGTACCAGTCAATAGTCACCCGTATTATATCCTAATCGGTAACTGGGGTGGCGGTGGTACTGCATTTTTCAGTAACTCATCAGCATTAACAGGGCAAAACTTAAATGATACAGGAGACTCTACACCTGTAGGTAACTTTGCATATAACTCAACATGGGGTTACTACAG